GAAGAGTACATTGTCGTGCGTAACGCCGTTCGCGTCCGTCCACTTGTCCTGGAACTCAGGTGAGAAGTAGCGGTACGCGCCTTCCTTGATCTTGGCGTATGCCGTCCGAGTGAAGTCGACGAGCCCCTTCAGGACGCTGCCGTCGAACACGACCTGCTTGATCCAGCCTGCGGCTTCGTTGCCCTTGGTTGGGTCCTTGCGGTGGTCGTAGTCGATGCTCAGGTCGATGCCACGAACGTTCGTGGCGAAGTTGTCGGCGAACTGCTTCAGCTTCTCAGGCGTGAAGTCCATCTCACCGTACAGCGGGTGGATGTACTTGCCTACACGCATCAGGTCGATCCAGCCCTGCGTAGCCTCCGAGAGCTCGACGCCTCGCAGGTCCACGTAGTAGGTGTAGTTAGCCATTAGTCCATCCTACTGCCCGAAGTCTTGTTGGTACCCTTACCGACAGTGGGCTGACCCTTCGGCTTGATGCGCGCCTGAGACGGGAGCTTGGACTTGGCCGACTTACGAACGGCCGCTGTGGTCCCCTGCTGCACCTGGCGAGCGGACTTGATGCCCACCTCACCATAGGCCTTCATCGGCGCCTTGGCCTTACCCGGCGTCTTCTTCACAGGCTCGGCACACATCGCACCGCCAGCCTTACCCTTCTTGGGTGCAGCCTTCACGACCTTGAAGACGTCCGTCATGCCCTTCATGCCCGGAGGCATCTTCTTGGCTACGGCCTTCTTTCCAGGAACGGCCTTCTTAGCCATGAACGGTGGCAGCTTCTTCGCCGCTGCCTTCTTAGCGGGTGTAGCCACGGGCTTCCCCTTTCCTCCGCTAATGACGCGGTCGGTATGCACACCACCCGAACCGGTTGGGTTATACACGCTCATCGAAGTCTCACCTATCCGGATTGTCTTCTATCCCTATTATAGCTGAGTCAAACGTAGAAAGCAACCGTTCTATCGCACCTTCAAGTATTCTATCGCATTAGCGAGGCGCGAGGTACTATCACGAAACAAACCCAACGCAATGTTGCAGTCTGCACACAACCAGCCACGAAGCCTACCTGTCGTGTGACAGTGGTCTAGATGTCTGTTCTTTCCTTGAATGGTGTCACTACATATATCGCATTTACCCGTAAACAACTTCTCGAAGTCTGCAACTTGTTCTATAGTCAGATCAGGGTTGTCCCGGCGGAGCGCTGCCCAAGTTGGATATAGGTGTTGATGCTTCTTATTGGTCGCAGCTCGCAGTCGCCGGTCAAGCTGGTACTGCGTAGGCTGCAACTTTAAGCCCTTGTAGAAAGCTGCACTTATAGCATTCGCGCAAACCTTACAATAGGAACTCGTACGCTGCTTTGAATTGGGTACACCACATCGGGAGCATCGTCTCATAAGTCTATTGTATTATTGAGTTCTATTGGAAAGCTAGACGGCCAAATTAACCGCCGGAACGGTCAGTTCCCGTGCCCTTCGTTCCGGGACCCTTAGGCGGCATCTTTGACTGGCGAGGAGCTCCAGGACGATTCGCTGACGCATCCTGCTTCTGTGCACCATTCGGTGCCGTACCGTCTGCTCCAGGCATAACAGGCTGTGCACTATCGCCCTTAGTACCCGTGCTAGGCGGACCCGCCAGCGCAGGGCGAACCTGAATCGGCGTCCGGGCCGTTGTAGGATCGGACTGCGGGAGATCCATCTCACGGCGGATGTGCGACTCGAGGGTGTCATCTGCACGAATAACGTCTGCACCGACAAGGTTACGGATCGCAAACGAAAGCGTACGCAGATCTTCCCACTCACCAATACGTCGTGCGCACAGCTTCGGGTAGCCTCGGTCAGCACCTAGGACGAAGTTCAGGTCTACGAGCTGGGGGATGACGTGCTTGTTGAAGATGTCGGCGATGTAATCTGCAATGTAACGCGTGGACTTGAGGAAGATGTCGACATTAGAATCCTGAGTACCGGTAGTGGCGTCCATGAAGGATCCAAGCACATTGGACTTGATTCGCATGTCGTGGTGTTCGATGGACTTGAGGCAATCCACCGGCTGACCCTCGAGCTTAGCGAAGATGATGTCCCAGAGCGGAGGTAGCGTGACGTGCGCACGCTCGTTAGTTCTAAGGTTTCGACCAAGATTCTCAGCCAACTGCTGATCAGCCGTCGTGAAGCCCGGAGGCAACTTGATGATCGGGACACCAATGCCATGACGTTCCTTCTGAATTGCGTCAATCTTGTAGAGAGTGTCCTTGTAGAACCAGTGCTTGTACGCAGAACGAAGGATCGAGATACCCGTCAGGTCTCCCGCTTCAGCCTCGTGTGTGAACACGACTAGCTTCTCAATCGGGATCCACCGCTCAGTGTCAGGATCCATACCTGTTCCGACACCGACCTCAGACGGACCACTGTAGGGATTCGAGAACATGAAGCAGCCATTTGGGCCACCGTTGTAATCGTAGTCCCATTCCTGGATGTCAAGAGGGTGCCGAGGCGCAATCTTCTGCAGGTACATCTTACCGTCGGACTGGATCGGTGTGTACACCTTCTCGAAAGCGATATAGCCGTAGTCACACATCAGCAGGATGTCTGCTAGCAATGTCGACCAGGATACGTTTAGCTTCTCGAACAGGTTGCGCGACACGAACTTGGCAACGTTAATGTCCTGCTTAGTTGCAGGAGCGTTCTCATCACCGATCCATGGCTGAATAAACCAGTGTGCACCCTGAACAGGTGTCTTCACTAGCCGCATCGAAGCGCGGACTGCGCCATCCTGCCGACGCATGTTGTAGTAGACCTGAATACCCTGCTGGCCCTGGAGCTTGGTGTTATTGTCTCGACGAGTCCAGCTGGTAAATGGACTCGGAGACGTATAACCCATCTCGCGCGAAGCTACGCCAGGAGCGATACCAGGATCACGAAGCTCGACAGCCTTGTCGGTAACGATCATGTAGCCGTGTTCGGAATCGGCCTCAACCACAGCATACCGATCCAGCACTTCGGCAAGGTGCATCGAGCCAGGGTCACCCCCGGTCCCCGCTTCTGTCAGAGCGTCCACAGGGGCCGAACCGTTGGGTGCGCTGCCCTCAAGCTCGCTAGTAGTCATCAGAACTGCCCCAAACTGTCCATGGTGAAGTACCCGCCGGAAGAACCTTCCGCAAATGTTCCTTGGGGTGTCATGAGGTCCTCAACGGTGTACACGTCAGAAAGCCTCGCACGACACCCTAGCTTGAAGATATGCATGAGCCCGTAACGAATTGCGTCCAGGGCATGGTCGTCGTAGGCCTGAGCAGCCTCTCGAGGATTACGAGGGGCGCTACCGGCCGAAGTCGCAGGTGCTCGGTAGTTGTTGAACTCTCTAATCGTGTTGACGCAGCTGTGGTCCACAAACAGCTTGGGAGTCTCAAACGGTGTTCCGTACTCATCAAGGATCCCAGTCTGTCTCATCTTCAGGAATGTGTTGACTAGCGTGACGCCTTCACGCCAGCCCGACTCCATCTTGCCCTTCTCCGTGACACCGCTCTTAGCCTCGGGAAGGGCAAAGCACGGTACAAGATCGGTTGATACCTGGATCGCCGCTCCAGGATCTGCCGCATCACCGAACGCCAAGTCAAGGTGATACCCTTCTGGCTGGTCACGGTTCTTCAGCATGTTGATGTGATCGCTCAGCATCATGTACTGGCGGTAGTGTTCACGCCAGATGTAAACCGTGTCATCAGGACTGATCTGGAACTCGATCGCCGCAAGCGGGTTCGTGAAGCCCCAGTCAAAGGCGATGTAGTTCGGCCAGGCAGGGTTGAACGTGCACTTCTTGACGTGCGTCGTCTCCTTGAACACCTCGTAGATCTTGCCCACGAAGGCACTAAAGTCTGCGCCGATCTCTTGCAGGAACCAGGGCGTGATGGTAGTGCTCTCGATCAGCAGGATCTCGGGGTCAGTACGTCCACCAGGATAAACCGCAGGATTGTCCCATGACGGAAACTGCCATGACTCGTAATCCGGCTGGTCTGGATTTTGACCTCGTGCCCACTCATCGTACAGCCAGTTGTAACCCTCTGGCGTAGTAGGAAAGGTAGCGCCACCGCGCCGGTCTGCGAGAGCTGCTCGAATGTATCGCTCCCAAGTATCCTTCTTATGCTTCGCCGCTTCCGACATGATGGCAAAGTCCAGACGCTCACCCACGAGATTCTCTGGGTGATCCGCAGAGCGACATTCGATCCGCGTCTTCCAAGGGAACTCGATGTACATTTCACCCGAGCGCTTATTATAGGCACGTCTCACCCTCTTGTCACGCCCCAGAGCCAGACCGATGATCATGTCGTCCCAGATAACCCGGAACTCCTTCTCCGCCAGATCGTAAGTAGGACCTACGATCCACCCCCGCTGATCTGGGATAAGGAGATTGGGCTGAATGTCCCGACCGGCCATAGTCGACTTGCCGAACCGCCGTCCGCAGACAGGCACACGAAAGCGAGCAGTACTGTTGTGGAACAGCTTCTGCTTGGGGTGGGGCACGTAGCCGATCTTCTGAAAGTAGACACGCTTGTCTACCACCTTGCCGCCGAACGGCTCTCGCTTGTCTAGCGGTGGCATCGCACCTCCCCTTATTATAAATGATGTCAATGAAATTCACGGGTCTTGCGATTTACGTTACATCCTTTTGAGGGATGTAACGTAAACCTTATTGACTTACGTACTTTCCAGTACGAACAGCGGCACCCGCAGCCCTAGTTTCCGCCGCGGCATCCCCACCCACTGGAACGGTCGCATCGATCTGCCTTGGCACAGCCGCGTAGGTCTCTCCGTGGTGCCGAACGCGAAACGTAACGTTGCCTGGGATCGCTGTTACAGTCCCAGGCCTGCGCTTGGCGTACTGTGTGTTCGAGCCCATCGTGAGGAAGTTGGCAACGGTCTTCTGCACATACACCCGTGCATGTCGGTTGATCTTGGGCACCCAGTGCTTAGTGCTAGCCACTCGGCACCTCCTTGGACAGCTGCTCCACGTTGGGGTCAGCAGGCACTGTTCCGCCGCCGTCGGTAATAACGCCCGTCAGCTGGGCCTCACGCGCCATAGAGTTGGAGTGCATACCGTTGACCTTAGTCTGCACGTCGGCTACAGTCGCCTGCGTATCCAGCTGGACGACCTTAACCTCCGCCACGTCGGCCTTAACTTCCTTAATAGTGCGTCCGGCCCTAAACGCAACGTACCCTGCAGTAGCAGCGATCACCAACGTCGTGACCGCACCAATGATCTGTGAAATGCCTGCAGCGTCCATCAGTCCCGCCTCTTGGGTGGTCGTGTGAACAGGAAGTACATCGCTGTAACGGCGATCGCTGCGCCACCGGCCGCCCCGCCCAGAACGTACAGCGCCGAGGCAAGTGTCACCCTGGACTTCTTAACGACCATTGCTTCCCGTCCCATCTTACGTCCGCTGCGGTGCAGGGTAGCCGGCGGGCGAGCCGTAACGCAGGTAGTACTTCGGGCCAGCGCCCTTCATCGACGTCGCCTGCGGAACGGCCGTCAGGCCACCCTGCGGCGCGTAGTTGGACGCGTTCGTGTCGACTGTAGCGGTCGCCTTGGCCATCGTAGGCAGTGCGCCAGACGGCGTCAGCGAGTTGTCGTCGGTGAAGGTCGTACCCGCCTGCGACGCAAGCAGCAGCTCAGCACCCTGCGTACGACCGTAGATCTTGTACGCAGTCGCACCCGATACCGCAGCCCATGTCAGCGCCACCGAACCCGTCGAACCTGAGGCCACAACGCCGCTCTGCTCCACGCACGCCAGGCCCTCAATGCCACCAACGGTAGCACTAACGCGGTACCAGTAGGTACCAGCGTTCAGCGTGCCACCCGTGATCGAGCCGGCAGGCGCAGAAAGCACAGGCGCTGCAGGTCGCGGGCTCGCCAGCCGAACAACGCCGCTCTTGGTCTTACCCTTAGCGTCACGGATAATCACCGTGACGCGACCCTGGTCCTTGGTCTTAGTCACCTGCTGTAGTGGCATCTGCCCTACCTCTCAATCCAACGTCTAACGTCTAACGTCTGCCACCAGACGTAAAGCTATTGATCAGGTCATGAAACGGGCGACCCGCTTCTTTCCAGGACTCCACAGGGCGCTAACGGACCTGACCTGACCTCACCCAAGGGCGGAGCCCGCCAAACGCAAGTGCCAGCGCTACGAACATCAGACCTAGCACTGTCATGTTAACGTTGCCGAGGTGGATACCCAGGAGCTCCAGTAGAAAAATCACGGCCGCAATCAGTGCGAACATCCGCTTCTCCACTCGTTGTCTAATCGAGTCTAAGCTTAGCGTCCCTCGCGGCTATATAGCTACCGTAAAGCTTAGATTCCTCTTGTCTCTCTAAGTCTAACCTAGTGACAATCGCTTGACAATTTAGCTTCACTAGCTAGAGACTCTCAAGATCTTTTTCGTTCTGCCGTTGCCTCTTTTCGCTTGCGCTTAACATCTGCTTTCGCAGACATCCAACCCAAGCCAAACATGGAGAACATCACCGCCGCCTGGAAGACTAGCGCCCAGTCGGAGTCGTTCATTAGATTCGAGACACTCGTGCACCCTCGGCACGTTCGGAAGCGTTGGGCTCCCGAATGACCGAGCCGAACAGATCGTCGTAGGCACCCAGCGTTGCATCCGTCGGAGCAGCCTCAGGCGTACGACCCAGCACACGCTCGACCACGTACTTGCTTGCAGTCAGGCGAGTCTTCTCGTTTTCCGAGTTCACTGCGATGTCACAGATGATCTCGGCGCACAAGGCAGCATTGTCACGGAAGATAGCCATCGCGATCTTCTCGGCGCTTTCCTTGGTCACGACCGACGGCGGCGGAGCGTTCTTGAGCAGCTCCAACTCCTCTTCCGGGACCCAGTCCATGTTACTGGCCATCACAGCCTCCTTCCGTTCCGGCTACGCCTATATCCTCATTATAGCTGAGTCACTCTAGTAAAGCAACCCGGCACTTCACAGCACCATGTAGAACATTGTTGTACAATGTGGAATCCCTCTAGCCTAAATTCACCTGTAACATTGTTATACAATGTGAAATCGCTCTAGCTCAGATTAAACCGGGTCGAACGTTACAGGATCTTGAAAAAGCTGCTATAATATAGTTAGAAAGAAAAAACAAACATTGTTACTTGATAATTAAATAGCGACTGATCTAACTCTTCTCGATGAGTCTATCTGTCGATTGATCAAGATCTACTAACTACTACGAAAGAGACTAACATGATCAACATCGACAAGATCATCAGCGCCGCCGCTACTGCTGAGCCGATCAAGATCTCGAAGCGCGACTACTCGACCGACGGATATACCGCGTTCGCCGTCTTCGCAGTCGTCCGCGATACGATGAAGCAGCTGAACATTCCGTTCGACGGAACTTCGCAGCAGTTCTACGGATACGCGAAGTCCGGCAAGATCAACGGAGTCAAGAGCTCGACGCAGCGCTACTCCGAAGACGAAGTAGAGAAGTTCGTCGCGCGCTACATCGCGAACTTCGTCAAGAGCAGCAAGAAGTAACAAGCAACTAGCAAGAGCAGATAGACTCATCGAAAAGAGTTAGATCAGTCGAGTCGCGAAAAAACGAAAAAGATCGGAGAATGCCGTGTGGCATACCTTCACCGCCTACGCCCATAACTACCTCCCCGTTCTCCTACCGCTAGCAGCGATTCTGGCCTATGCCTTCGTGGCAATGGTCTTCAACGACAAGTACCCCGAGTAACGGACGGCCGCCTTCGGGCGGCTTTTCGTTTGCCGGCCTTCCTTTGTTCACCTGCCTAGGCACCTAGGCAAGCTTGTCCCCCGGCGCGCAAGATCCGAATCTTCGCAAAAAGATCTTGGTCGCCCGACCGGCGAGGCGAATGCCCGAATGACCGCCGCAAATGGCCGATGGCCAATGGCAAGAGCGCCGATGGTTCGCGTGAGCGATCGTATGGAAGATGCCGGCCGGGCCGATGGTACGGCGAGTGCTTATCCGGCCAATCTGGCGGATCTGGCGACGGACCCGTCCGGACGGGAGGTGTGGGTCCAAAGCCAGCGCGAACGCCACAGTGACGTGGACCGGCGCGTCTGCCATGGGCAGGGCTCCCAAAAACCAGCCCCCGTGGCAACATCATTCGAGTCTCGAGATATAGCATATATCCCCCTATATCGAGACTATACTATACCGGATAGTAATATGCGGCTATA